TCGAATCACGCTGGCAGCACCATACTCTCTTTATTTATCAGTATGTTACGCAGCTATTTAGTTTGGCTGTGCATCTGCATTTATGCAGGTTTTACGCTTTTTATCACTCTTTAACGCAATGTTTCCACTCATTTTGACACAATCCTGACACAGTGAAAGGTTTAATAAATGGCTCTATTCCGCAGAACAGGGAAGAACCACGGCACATATCAAGCACGCAACCCAGAAAATAGATGCTGGTCTAGCGTCAATGGCTATGACGATGCTGAACGCCGTAAGTTCTATGCACCAAAACCAAACAACCTGCCGGCAGATGCATTCGCAGATAATGTTGTTGATAATGATGTTGGCATTTATTACGCACGCGCTACCGAATTAGAAGGTGGCTGGTCATCGCTTGGTGAATACGAAAAATTTTCAAAGGAAAAACAATGAACAGATCAGACCTGCTCGAAGATGCGTTCAATGCAACCCGCAGCCGTGGCGAAAACTATGGCACACCGCTTGATAACTTCAACAACATTGCAGCCCTGTGGTCGGCATATAAAGAAATGCCATTCACAGTTAAAGATGTCGGCATGATGATGACGCTGTTGAAGATTGCTAGGCTAAAGCACAGCGACCACGATGATTCATTCGTGGATATCGCTGGCTATGCGGCTGTTACTTGCGAAGCTGTCGCCGGTACTGCAGATATTCCGCACCCTCAAGGGGATCAGCAAAACATTGCACCCATGAAACAGGATTAGTGTTATGCGGATCAATGACCTGCATGATTGCCTGCCCAAAACGCTGCTGCTCAAAACCTTTGGTGAACGCATAAGTGTCATGGAATTTGTAACCTCGCGCTCTGGCAAGCCACGCTGTGGTTTCTTGCTCTACGAGTTCGATCTGACCCAAAGCCCAGTTGTGCCGGTGGCCGCTTATATAGAGCGAAGCGTTACTTTTGAACCGCGCCATTTTGTTCTGAGCATGAAGGCTATTCCATTGACTGTGACCAGGCATGTCATGCGCTGCATGGATGCGGCAGTCTCTGCCGTTAGGGAATTTAAGTTCGACTCTAGCCTCCCAATCCTCGAGAACAGAGTGCGGGCGTTGCATCCATTTAAGGGGATCTCCGGCACCAGACCACATGTCATGATTGCCGCCAATGAGAATAAGCGGATTCATCTCATTGATCAGCCACTCGACTAGCTTCCATGCTGTTTTGTGAGAGGTGTCTTGCTCGCCGTA